GCACCGCAGAGAAAGCCAAGCGTGAGCCGGAGCCGTTGGCGGATCTTCTTAAAGAGCTTGAGCAGACGGAGGACGGGCTGGACGGCACCGGGTACATGGGCGACGACCTGGATGAGCTACTGGACGACCTTGGGCGCATACCCGGCGATGACGTAGACGACCCCGGCGCCGACACGAGCCGGGCGGAGGAGCTACAAGAGGAGTGGGGCACCGAGTTAGGGCAAGTGTGGGAAGTAGAAAAGAGCAGGACGCATTACATCTGTTGTGCGGACTCTTTAAAGAGTGGGGTTGCTCTTTGCCCAAAAAGTAGTACGGCAAACTTCGTTCTGACGGACCCCCCTTATGATTTAAGTGCATCGGAGGTTGTAGAGGCCACGTCTCGGATTGCGCCACGGTGGTGTGCAATGATGTCGGATAAACTTGCGTTCAAAATGTCGCGGTTTGCTGAAGTCCAATTTGATTTGGTTTGGTATACTCCGTCTAGCCCTCGTTCTCCTGGGCCGGTAAAGGCACCGATCTGGTATCATCGACACTGTCTTTTCATGACGCAGGGCCGAGATACGAAGTTGCGATGGGAGCGGCCGCGAAAGGATTTCGGCTCCGTAATTGACACCGAGCAGGCGTATATTGATAGTCCACATGGTCAGGCAAAGACGCCGAAAGTGTTCGAGGTTCTACTTTCATGCGTGCCAAGCTGGGACGTAGTATCTGACCCCTTCCTCGGGTCTGGAGGAACGTTAATCGCGGCCGAACGATCAAACCGGCGCCTGTATGGCGCCGAGCTTGATCCTGCAATGCTTGCAGTTTGTCTTCAGCGGTGTAAGGGTGCTGGGTTTACTGTTAGTCAATTATAGAAAGTTGATGGACTTTAGGCTCCGGCTCCTCCTCAGGAGGGTCCAAGTACTGATCTAGGTCATTGCCGTTAATTTGGTGGGGAACCTGAATTGGCTCGCGTCGGTGGTTTGGGAACTGCTGCCAGATCCAATATGTGCCGTCTTCGTGTTCAAGGGCAACGTCAAGCTCGGTGCGATGGCCGGCGCTCTGCTTAAAGAAAAAGGCCGTGCCCTGCTCAAGGCAGGCGTCCCGGATGGATCGTGCCCACCTGTGGGGCATGTCCCTGTACTCGGAATCGGATTCGCCGCCTACGATTGCCCAGTCCACTCCTCGCAGATTAGGGTCTTCGATATGCTCCAGGAGCGGCTCAAAGCTCACGAACTTCGTTTTCGCTCCGCACTTGCGAAGCTTGTCGATGCGGCTCGTCCAACGCGGCTCCTCTACGCTGACGCCCATCCAGATATTTTTCGCCCACGGACCATCCCATTCCATCATGCGTTCAGGACGTTTCGTGAGCACCTGAAAGGTGTGTCGTGGCAAGCTCGCCATCTTTTCAAACACCTCTCGAATAAACGTGTCAGGTACCTGCTCGTGAAATAGGTCGCTCATCGAGTTCACAAAAATACGCCGTGAGTCTTTCCAGCGTTCGGGTTCTTTCAGCTTGTGGGGTTTGATGCTTACGTTTTCCTCTGCATTTGGGTATGTCCACGGCTTATCGGTATGCCCATACCGGCGCGATATGCGTTCAGCGTAGCAGTTTTCGCATCCCGCACTCACATGGCTGCATCCATGCACAGGATTCCAGGTTTCGGTGGTCCAGCTAATGGCTGTGCTCATGGCAATCAGGGGGTAAATAGAAAGGCCCCTCGGGCGCTTCTGTGTGCGTCCAGGCAGCACAGGGGCGCCGTCAGGGCCATGTTTGGAATATGTTGTGCTGCCTGGACTAGTAGTAATACGGGGGCAGAAGGGGGTGGTTGAGTATGGGCCTCGGGAAAATGTAATTCAAGAGTAACGCAACTGCTCGCGCAAAATGCCGCTGTGTCGGGTCTGACCGTGCTAAAACGGGTATTTTTGAGTAGAGCAAAAACCGAGTTCCTGCGGGTGCTGTGTCGTTATAGTGTTTTTTTTGCGAGGGAGTACAACGGAGGCGTTCGGCACCCACTACGAAAACACAACCGGAGCTTGTGGGTTCGTAAGGGCGGCGCAGCGACTTATTACAAAATAGGGTTCGGAAAATGTAAATAGTAGGCTTAGGGGGTAGCGATGCCCCGGACAGCGGCCAAATATACGGCGCACAAAGGGATTACGCGCCCGTTATTTAGTGATAGTATGAAGACATTTGTGACACCTCTACACGCGCGCTATGCCAGGACCTGACCCGAAATTTACAGCAAAGGAAGTCCGACAGGCGATCCGTGAAAGTGGAGGCGTCGTGGCACAGGCGGCACGTGTCTTGGACTGCTCCCCAGCGCTCATATACAAGTATGCCGACAAATATGTCACCGTCCAGACGACCCTGGAAGAAGCAAGGCTAGACCAGGCAGCAAAAGCGGCGGCATACCACGAGCGCCTTGTTGAGGATCGAGAGCACCCAGATCACTACAAGGCAGTCATGGACGTGCTGCGCAACTATCACCCGGACGATTGGAGCGACAAGAAGACTGAGCAGGAGCACAGCGGGTCCGACGGCGAGCCCATCAATGTGATCTTCGACACCGACGTCCCCGAGCCAGATGGAAGCGAGTGATCTCCGTGCCACCTGGATCGGCACGGTCACGTACGAATGGCTCCTGGAGGACGGCGCCCCGCGTGCGCTGGTACACCGCGGCGGCACCCGGTCAGGCAAGACGTACAACCTGTGCATCGCCTGGGCTGCCTACCTCGCCGACCATGACGAGAGGCTATCAATCGTGCGGAAGACGCTTCCGGCCCTCAAGGCCAGCGTGCTTCGGGATATGGTCGAGGTCCTTGACCGAATGGGGCTCTACGACCCGAGCCGGCATCACCACACTGACAAGGTGATCGACATCCCGGGCGGGGGCACGATCGAGTATTTTCCGACCGACGACGAGCAGAAGGTCCGCGGCCGGAGTCGGGACCACCTCTGGGGGAATGAGGCGAATGAAATTCCCCTGTCGGCATGGCGGCAACTTATCCTGCGGACGGAAGGGCGGGCCACTATGGATTTTAACCCGTCCCACGACGCCGAGCACTGGATAGTGGACCGATACGAGGGCTCAAAAAAGGCGCGGTGGTACACGTCCACCTACAAGGACAACCTTGAGCATCTACCGAAGATACAAGTCCGAGAGATTGAGGCGCTGAAAGACCAGGACCCGTGGGCCTGGAAGGTGTACGGCCTCGGGCAGCGGGCCCGCCCGGCCACCAGCATCTACCGGGACGTAGAGGCCCTTAAGGATCGGCCAGACATCGACGTCTACGGCCTGGACTTTGGGTACAATGACCCCATGGTCCTCTGCGGGGTCTCCCGAAAGGACCAGGCGCCGAAGGCCGTCCTCGACGTTTGGTGCTTTCTGCACGAATCGCACCTGACCACCTCGGACCTGACCGCTAGAATGGATGAGCTGGGCGTCTCGACGAGCACGCCTATCATCTGCGACTCCGCGGAGCCGGACCGGATCGAGCAGCTGCAGCGTGCCGGGTACAACGCGAAGCCAGCGAAGAAGGGCAAGGGCTCGGTCAAGGCCGGTATCGACTACGTGAAGCAGCATCGCCTGCGCATCGGCGGGCCCGAAGGCGAGGCGGCACGCCGAGAGCACCGCAACTATCGGTGGCAGACGCGGCAAAATGGAGACCCGACCGACGAGCCTGTAGACACGGACGACCACGCCCCAGACGCCGTGCGGTACGCAGCCCATCAGCACTACACCACTCCAAAGCCTGGTTTCGTCGTCGCATGACCCACGTACTGATCTGGCTCCTGCTTTATCCACTCGTGGCTGCAGTCGAAACGGTCGCCCGAGGACAGGTCTGGGACTTTGACGTCGGGCGCCACAATGCGGCTCATTCAGTCGTTTACCTCGCTGGCACCCTTCTTCTGATGACGATGCACTATGTTTGATTTCGGCACGCACAGCCGCGCTGATGGGTCAGAGGTGGCGCCGCGCACTGACCTCACGCTTTCGCAGACGCTCGGGCTTGAGGACCGTCGGCGCCCCAGCGAAGAGCAGATCCGCCGGCAGCTTCGGGGCACGCTTGAGGCCTGTCTCCGGAAGCGGGCCGAGCTTTTTGCCCGATCCTGCACGCCCGGCGGGGAGCACAAGGGCCTCATGGTCAAGCGGGAGACGGCAGACGGCATGGAGCCGGTCGAGGAGAGCCATCCGTGGCTGCGGCTCATTCGACAGCCGAATGAGTACCGGAGCGCGTACGATTTTTGGTACTGGGTGCGCCTCGCGGCCGACGTGCAGGGCGTCGCCCCAACCGTGGTGCGTGACGACACGCTGGGCACGCCGGGCGCCCTCCTGGAGGTCTTCCCGTCGTTTGGTCGGATGAACGAAAAGCTGAACCCGGAGGGAGGAACTGGCGGCTACGTCTACAACCGCAGTGACGGGCAGCAGATCCAGATGGGGGCCGATGACGTGGTCCAGATCAAGCGCACCGACCCGACCACGCCGCACGGCTCGATCTCAATCCTGGAGAGCCTCATCTACGAGGTTGCTTCCGATCGGGCGGCGGCAGAGTACCGGCACAAGACCTACAGTGAGGGGCGGCCCCCGCTTCTGTATCTGGGGACCGATCAGGACATGGCCGCGGAGACTGCTAGAGAGCAGGGGGAGCGGTTTAAAAATGAGTACATGAAGCCCAACGGCGAGGTGAAGGGCGTCCCGGTCATGTACGGCGGGATGGACTTACAGTCTCTGGGCATCGACCCGGACACTTTCCAGATGCTGGAGAGTCAGGAGCTGGACCACGAGGTGATTTTTCGGGTCACCGGGATTAACGCGGCGTATTTGGACCAAGGCTCCAACCGAGCGGAGTCGGAGCAGGCCGAGCGGTCTATCCTCACTGGCACGATTCAGCCACTTCTAAACCAGGCGGCAGCTCAGCTCACGCTCAGCCTGCGCCGCGCCTTTGGGGCCGAGGACAGCCTCCGGGTCGTCGCGCCCGACGTCACGCCCGTTGATCGTGATCAGCAGGCCGAGATCCACCGAACGCAGGTCGAAACTGGCGCCAAGACACTCAACGACATTAGGCGCGAGCTAGGAGAGGAAGAGTACGACGCCGACGTCGCGGATGAGCCGCTGGTGCCGTCCACGCTGGTCCCTGCCTCTGAGGCGGGCACGTCGGGTGTCGCCCGTCAAAGCGATGACCCACCGGATTTTCTGTAGGCCGCTCCCGTGGCGACGGCGCGGCCCCGACACGCCAGCAGTACGAGGTTTTACGCCAGGTCGCGGAGCTGCGGGTCCATCGCGATTTGACTGAAGAAGAGCTCAGGGAGGAATGGGAGGCGATCGACGGGGCCAAGCGGGGCGTGGAGGATCGGCTGCGACGTGCGGTTCGGGATACGTTCTTGGCTCAATCTGATCGGATACAGGAGCGAGTCGAAAACGGCGACTTTACGACACTCAGCGACCGGGACGATGAAGTTCTCACGGTTGATTCTATCTTCGACCTCCAGGAGGCGATGGAAGAAACCGAGGGCGCAACCAGGGAGCTCCTTGAGGAGGCGCTTAAGGTCGGCTTTCGCACCGGCGCGCTCCGAGTCAACGCAGACGCGACCTACGACCCCAACCGGCCGTGGGTCGAGCGGGCGGTCAGGCAGCTGAACAGCCAGATGCAGCAGGTCCCGCAGAACACGCGCCGCATTATCAACCAAATCATCCTCGAAGGACAGGCCGACGCCGACAAGTCTGTCCAGGACATCGCGGAAGACATCACAGAGCGGATGGAGCGGATGGCCAGCGGCACAGGTGGTCCATCGCAGTCCGGAAGCGTCACGCAGTCGCGCGCTCGGCGGGTGGCGGCTACTTCGACCACGACTGCATTCGAGACGGCGCAGGATCAAGCCTGGCGGGACCAAGGCGTGGAGGCCTCCTCGTGGCTATCTCAACGGGACGGTAGGGTGAGTGAGGGGCACTTTGAAGCCGACGGACAGCGGCGCGACCTCGGGCAGCCGTTCGAGGTGCGTCGCACGCTGGATGTGCCGACGGAGGAGCTAATGCACCCCGGCGACCCGGACGGGCGAGCGAGCAACGTTGTGAACTGCAGGTGTTCTCGCAGGCCATTGCTAAACATCGACACCGAATGATGGCAGAGACCCAGACGACGTACGAGGCGGCCGAGTGCCTTCCGGAGCCGACCCAGGAGCAGATTGGACTCGCTCTGGAGATCGCACGGCGCGCCCTGAACGGGGAACGCATCGAGGTTTACGGCGTGCAGGATGAAGGCAGCGACAACGGCCGCCGGCTACGCGGCCGTCCGGTGGATCGGGGGCCGATTGAGGAAGCATGAAACTTGACGAGCGGCGCCTCCGTGTGTACGTTATGAGCACCTGAGGCCGGGGCGTCCCGGCTGACATTTTCCGACTCGCCGCCGCAAGCGGCCCCGCGCTCATTCGCAAGAGGGCGGCTTCGGGTTGGCCTGTAGGGCCGGCCGGGAGCCGCCCTTTTCTTTTTGTTACCCTACACGGCTCATGCCTGACAGCACGCACACGACCCGCGGGGAGTCTCTTGCCAGCCGTCTGGAGTCGGAAATCGAATCCATGACGGACGAGGACACCGGCCAGGCCGATGTGGTAGAGGAGATGGCCGATGCGGCCGGGATTGAGCCCTCGACCGTGAACGGCATCCTCAATGCAGAGATCACGTGCCCGCCCATCGAGCGGCTTGAAGGGTTTGCTGAGGTCTTGGGGGCTTCGGCCTCCGATCTGGTGAGCGCGGCCCAGCAAGACGGCTGTGAGTATGACCGTGGTCCGGCAACGGATGCCCACCACCGGGCCGTCACCGAGGCCAACATCCGCCAGTCCGGTGACGAGGACGTGGTCACCGTCCAGTTCATGACCGAGCAGGTCGCCCGTGACGGGATGGTGCTCGATGCCGAGGGGCTCGACACCGAGGCCTACGAGCGGAACCCAGTCGTGCTGTGGAGCCACGGCACCGACCCGCGGCGCGGAGGCGAGCCGATCGCTCGGGCGTCCAACATCCGTCAGGGCGGGGACGGGATGCTCGCTGACGTCACGTTTGCCGAGGATGACTTCGCCCAGCGCATCAAGCGCAAGGTGCAGAACGAATTCATTAATGCCGTCAGCGTCGGCTGGCGCACAGAGGACGTTGACCGCACCGGGGATGCCCCGACGGTCACTGATTCCGAGATGACTGAATTCAGCTTTGTCGCCGTGCCGGCCGACAGCGAAGCGCTCGTCCAGGAGCGAGACGAGGGGGAAGACTTACGACACCGAATCGCCATATTGGAAAATCAACTTGATGAACTGCGGGCACAGGCTACGGCCACGTCGCCTTCCGGTGACGTCGACGACGGGGGTACGCCCTCGCCGTCCTCCGAATCGGATCGTGACGACGCCCAAGAGGGAGGCACTGGATCCTCAGACGAGGAGACGTACGTCCCCCTATCGGCGCTGAAGAAGCTCAAGACCCAGCGTGGGTCTGGGTGGACGCGCGAGGATATCCGCACTGAACTTAAAAAAATTCTTGGGATGGCATAGCTATGGCCGACACAAACACCGACTCTGACACCGACACTACCGACGCCAACGTCGTCTCGATGGAGGAGGCTCGCGCCTTGCTCGAGGAGGACGAGAGCGACGACTCCGATACGGACCTGTCCGAAGCGCTCCGGGAGGAGCTGAGCGACCTGCTCGAGGAGCGCGGCATCGACGCCCCCGGCTCGGCCGACCTGAACCCGAGCACTGGCGAGCAGGACGGCGGGCGCCCGGACGCGGCCGTTGAGCTCGATGAGCGAGAGCGGGAGGCGTACCAGGCATTTCACACCCTGCGCCTCATGGAGGGCAGCGCTCAGCAGAACCGCCGCAAGACGCGGATGTCGATGCGCCAGCTGATTCGCGGTGGTCACTACGGCGAGAATGCCGTGGAGCTGCTCAATCAGGGCATGGAGCCGGACCGGGCTGTCGTCAACGCCCGACAGGCGCAGGTCGAAAACCGCGCCTCCGCGATGTTTGAGGGCGAGGACGGCGTCGACTACCGGGCGGCCGGCGACTACTACTCGACGCTCGTCGACGCGGACGGCGCCCACCTGCTTCCGACGGAGGTCGTGCAGGAGATCGAGGAGATCGCCGAGCAGGTCGGCGTGATCCTGGGGCTCTCGACCAGCTTTAACCAACTCGCGGGGACGCTGACGGTGTCCGGTGCCTCTGGGGCCGACAGCAAAATGAGTTTCGTGGCCGAGGGCGGAGAGATTACCAGCCGCATCCGCTCGTTCCGCGCCATCGACCTGAACCCGAAGAAGGTCGCGGACATCATTCCCTGGAGTTACGAGTTGCAGATCGAGATCGCGCCGCAGATCCTGTCGGATATTCAGCGGGTGATGGGCCGCGCGTACGGCAAGGCGCAGGACGACGCCGCCCTGTTTGGGGACGGCACCGCCTCGTACAATTCGATTGACGGCCTCGCGTCGAGCAACCGGGCGGTGTCCACCTACACGATTCCGGGCGGGACAAACGACGGCACCGAATTTACTCACTTCCAGCCCGACGATCTGACCGACGCGCAGAACAACTTAGCGGCTGGCGTGCGGGACAACCTCACCGCGGTTTTCCACCCAGACATGAAGCTGGTGTTCAAGACGCTCAAAGACGACAACGGCTCTTACGTTTACGACTACCAGGAGAACCCGGAGGGCATCGACACCGTAGAGGGCATCCCGGTTGTCTACACGGAGGTTTTCCCGTCGAACTCGACGAGCGCCGCCAACCAGGCGGACTCGATCTTCGGCGCCATCGGCAACTGGAACTACATGAAGTTCGGCATGGGCCAGGGGATGACGACTGAAGAGGCACGACAAGGCGTCGTGAAGGACGCGGACACCGGAGACAACATCAACCTCTTCACGCAGGACCTTCGGGCGCTCAAGTATCGGGCCTTCTTCGACCTGGACCTGAACTTCGAGGGCGCCTTTACCCTCATCAAGACCAGCGCCTAATCTGGGGGTGCGCAATGAGTGACGAGCCCGTTGACTACGTGTTCGGCGACCAGGCCCGCGGGGCGACCCGCGGGCAGGTCACCGGGACACTACGCCAGTACGTGCCTGGACGCGTGATCCGCGCCCCGAAAGGCGAGTTTCGGCATCTGAGCGACGAGATGTACGAGACGCGCCCCGTGAGGGCTGAAGATGAAAACACCCGGTCTTCGGAAAAGCCACGGTACGTGGTCGGAGAGAAGACTGGAAACGGCTGGTGGCCTGTCATCGACCGCGAGACCGGTAAGCAGGTCGACGGGGAGTCCGAGCGGAACAAGGCCGATGCGCAGGACAACGCCAGCCGGCTCAACGGTGCCACGGACGAGGCGTAGCGATGGCATACGATGACCTCATTACATTCAAGCGCCTGCGCCAGGCCAACGCCGGAAATGCCGTCGGGGAGCTACTGGAGATTGGGCCTGAAGCGAAAACGGTGATTAGCGGTGTGAGTAGCCTCATCCGGTCCCGTCTTGGTCGGGTCGTAATCGTACAGAAGGTGAGCCAACGGATTGCGCCGCATGACTGGACGGATGACGAGACCACGCGAGGAAGCGAGGTCCGGGCCTACGCCGACGAGCAGCCGCTCGTGGAAGTCACGAGCACCGGCGACGTCACGGCGTCGGACCTGAGCATCCGGACGAAATCGACGTTTCAGGCGCCCGGTGTGGTGCTCGGGCAGGTCGATTACTTTGCCGGGTGGCGACGTCCGGGGCAGGAAATGGCCGACCTGCCGACCGGCAGCGACGAGGCCCTGGAGGGGCTTAGTGAGCTGCCCCCGGAGCTCCCCGGCGTCTTCGCAGAGGTGGCGGCCAACGTGACGATGCACGTTCTCAAGAACCGCGACGAGAACCTGGGGCAGCGCTCCACCCGCACGATCGGAGGGCAGGAGACGGTGATCGAGGGCGCGGACCCTGGCTTTTTGGACCGCGAGCTCAGCCGCCTGTCGAAATACGACCGCTCACACGTTCCTCGCTGACCGGGCAAGGCTATGGCCGATTCCTTTGAGGACCTAAGCGAGGCGGTGCAAAATGATCTCCTGCGCGGGATCGTGCAGGTGGCAGAGGAGGTGCTTGAGGAGGCCGGGCCCGCCATTGGTGCGATCGCCGTGAGCGAGTACATGCGTGACGCCGGCGCGGCGGCCGGTCGGGGCGACGTCACCCTCGGTCCGAACCGGACGGATACGCTCCGGATCGTGACCGGACGGCTCGCCCGGAGCCTGACCGGAGCGAGGACGGATCGAAGCGCGCCCGAAAGTATACAGCGAGTCGAGCAGATCACCGACACTGCGGTGCGTCTGATCAAGGGGACCACCGTAGAGTACGCTGAGGTCCACGAGGAAGGCTTTCAGGGCGCCGTCGACGTGCGGCCGCACCGCCGCACGATGACGCAGGGCTTCGGCCCGGACACGCTCTACCCGATGGACGTGATTGTCGGTCGCCACACGAGGCAGATGGACATTCCGGCGCGGCCGTTTTTGGGTCCCGCCGTGGAGGACTACCTTCCGGATCTTCGCAGCCTTGTCCGCGAGAAGCTGCGGGACATGATTCGCCGAGTGATTGACTAAAGCCGCTACATGACCCGACGTGAAAAGCAGGTCGCACTTACCGACCTCTGTGCCGAGATCCTAACGAACATTCGGCAGGGACTGAGCCGCAACGCACGCTACCGCGACGTCGGCCCAAGCCGGCGCGAGCAGGACAAGATCATGGGCGATCCGGTTTACTACCTGGAGACCTACTTTTCTGCGCAGCAGTCCTCACGCACCGTCGAGACGACGCAGGGCGCCGCGTCGGAGGTAGCCCATGGCTTCCAGGTGAGCGTCTGGCTGGAGTACGAAGACGGAAACACGTATCAGAACAGCTCTCAGTCGACCTACGAGAATTTGATTGAAGGCGGCGCCGGCCTTCTGCCGACCCTGCGCGGCCAGCCGGAACCGGCGAAACCTGGGCACCCGAACGTAGACGACTGGCCGTCCGGTCTCGAGCTTCAGCAGCCAGATCCCCCGTCAGAGCCGATCGTGAACCTTGACAACCAGGGGCGTCTCGCGCATCTCTGTCGCTTCGAGATTGAGCTAATACACACGACCCTCTGAGCATCTCACCGCTTTCCCACTGACCTCCTGAGACCATGCAAGTTCCCATCCCAGAGCCCCGGAATCCGCTCCCCAAGGGGGGCTCCTCCCTCTTGCAGATCGGAATCACCGACGTGCAGGCCGATGCCATCTGGGGCGACCGATTCCAGCACAAGATTATCGAATTCGACGACACGAACGGGGATATCGTGATCGGCGTCGACCGGGCCTTCGATTACAGCCCCGAGCGTCAGTTTCGCGTGCGGGACTCCTCAAGCAACGACGGCATCTTCACCGTCAGCGAGCAGCCAACGTGGGACGACGGGAACACAGAGCTCGCCATCCCAGTCGAGGAGACGGTCGCCAGCGAAAGCGTCTCGGGCACGCCCATCATCGAACCGGTGTGGCTCCGGGGCGGGTGGCAGCCGTTGGCCAAAAACTTGGGCGGCGGGTCGCTCACCGAATCCCGCGACGCGACGCGGGTCCGAGATGAGTTCGGCTCGGAGGTTGGTGAGGTGGTCAATAGCCAGGAGATTGTCATCGCGAACGAAGTGATGGCCAACGGCGACCGCTTCTACCTGCTGGTCAAATGGCTGGAGGCCGAATTTGTCGAAGCGCGGTACCCGCTGCCGACACAGAAGAACGGGAACTTTGAGCGAATCGGCGGCGAGCGGTACGCAGACCTTCGGGCGTTCCCGCGGCTCTCCGCCTCGGCCACCGACCGGGAGGAGACCCTCGACGACGAGGAGCAGCGGTCGCTCTCCTTTGAGGTCGTGGCGTCAAAGCCGGACCCGACCTCTACGTTCGACCAGCCGCAGCTCCGGGAGGTGCTCAACCTCGACACACAAAGCGGGTGGCCTTCGAGCTTCTCAAACTTCCAGGACAGCGCCTACAGCACGTCCCGAACTACCCCGTAACGCCAGCAAGGCCTCCTATGAACACGCTCAGAGACTACACCGACCCCGTCTGGCGGCGCCTGTCGGCGTGGGCCGAGCGGCTCTCTACGTGGCTGCATCCGGGCTGGCGAATCGCCCCGCTCACGACTGGGCGCGTGATGCGTTTCCATCATTTCTTGAAGGACTGCGGCTTCGACGATGCCTACGAAGCGCTCGGCGCGTCGGAGCCGGCCGGAAGCGCCCCGTCCGGGCTGGCGGAGCTGGCCGACCAGATGGAGGGCGGTCCGGAGGCGGACGTCGACCCGGACAAGGCCCGGGACGTGGCCGGGAGCCTTCGCAGCGGCATCATTGAAGAAGGACGCCTGGTGGAGCTCAACCAGATCCTCTTCGACGTCTCAGAGACGGAGGCCCGAAAGATTCCGACGGACATGGTGGAGGTGGTCCTCGCGGATTTTCTCATCGCCTGGCTGCGGCACTTGAGCGCGCTGATGGGCACCGCCAGCGCCACGAAATCGACGTCCAGCCAGACGTAGGCAATCCGTTTAGCGTCCACCTCGGGGCGACGATCGCCGCTCTCGACGACGCCACGGGCGTAAGCTACCAAGAACTCTTGGAGATGCCCTACGAGCGCTTTCTCATGCTCAACCTCGACGTCGCCGCGCACGCGGACCGGAAGGAAGAAGCCCTGGACGACATTAGCACGCAAAACTAAAACAACAAGAGATTACGGGGCAGGCCGATGGCCGTACGCGAGCAGCTTACCGTCGAGGCGGAGATTGACGGGGACCGTGCGGTCGTGGGTCGCATCGCCGAGATTGAGGAGGCCCAAGAGAGCGCCTCCGCGTCGTCACAGCAGTACCGGGCTACCGCGGAGCGCACCATGCGCGACGTCGCCGAGTCCAGCGAGGTGGCCGAGCAGTCCCTTCGGGATACGGCGGCCGCGCAAGATCAGGTAGCCTCGTCGAGCACCTCAATGAGCACGGACGTATCCTCCTCGGCGAATGCGCTCGGATTCGAGCTCGTGCAGGCGTCTCAGGACGCGCAATTTGGACTGGCGGGTGTAGCGAATCAGATTCCGCTGATGGCCGAACAGTTCGGACAGCTCCAGCAGAAAACCGGGTCGACTACCGGGGCGATGAGCGCACTTTTAAATGCACTGAAAGGCCCTGCCGGTATTATTGGGGCCGTGACCCTGCTGGTGAGCCTCGGCCCGAAGCTGGTCAGTTTCTTTGAGGACAGCGAGATTGCAGCGAATGAGGCCGGGGAGGCCTACCAGTCCGCCGCCGAGTCTTTTTTTGAGCTGCAGGACGTCGACCTGCCGGAAAACCTCTCGGTTGAAGAGCTGCGCCGGCAACGTGAACGGCTGCAGGCCGCAGTAGCGCGGCTGCAGTCTCGAGAATCAGAGCTTCGCCGAGCTGCACCAGGCCCAGGGAGTGGCGGCACACTCGTTGGAGAGCAGGCCGAAGAGCTGGACCGAGTGACAAGTCGTCTAGAGCGATACGAGACGCTACTTGAAACGGTTAATTCTCAGCTTTCTGAGAGAGCGCAGACGCTGCAGCTCATCGAGGACGCACAAGGCGACCTATTGCGGCCGGTTGACGAGGTAACCCCGGGCGTAGAGACCATTGAGCAGGGAGACGTTTCGTTTGAACAGTTACAGCTTGAGGGTTTTGCCCAGCGCCTTCGTGAGGCACAGGAGGAAACGGATCGGCTCGACAACTTTGTGCGCGGGCTTGGCGGCGGTTTGGACGTGGCCGCGTTTCAACAGGAACGCTTCAACGAGGCACTGCAGAATCTTATCAGTCGTGCCGAGCGTCGCGTGAGCCTACTCCGACAGCTAGAGTCGTTTGGCCTGCCGCAACGAGCGTTGCAAGGAGAGCGTCTTGAGGCTGCTGGTCCCGAAGGTGCTGACACTGGCGAAAGCCTCGAAGAGCGGATCCGAAATGTGGAGCTCGCCACACAGAGCGGTCGGGCGACCGTTCAGGGTTTTGCGCAGTCCGTGGAGGAGGCGTCGTCTAGCCAGGACCAGGTCAACGAGAAACTTGCGCAATCGATACGTCTCTCCGCTCAGCTCGGCGCCACACTCGCCCAAGCCTTCCAGCGCGGAGAGGTGGAGGCGAATCGCCTGCTCGGGCAGCTTCTGACTACAATCGGTTCAATCGTCGGAATAAGCAACCCTGCGATCGGGGCGGGAATTGCCGGGGCGGGCACGATCATCGGTTCCTTCGCTGAAGGCGGCTACACTGGATCGGGCGGAGTCCGGCAGGTCGCCGGCGTCGTGCACCGCGGCGAGTACGTCATGCCGGCGGATGTCGTGAACGCCCTCGGTCTCGACACGATGCGGCGTATCCACGAGGCTGCCTCCGTGCTTCCGTCTCGCCAATCCTTGGAGGGACGTGCTGGCGTGCCCGGTTATGCGACCGGTGGGCTTGTAGGTGCCGTTTCGGGTCCAGGCCCCAGAGGTGACGATGAGACTGACGGAGAGTTGTTAGGAGAAATCCGTCAACTCCGTGATGATATCCAAAAAGTCGGTGACCGCCCAGTTGAGTTGTTTATCGGTGGTCGCTCGGCTCGAGACATCCAGCGGGAAGCAGATCGCTATGAAAAACGCCGAAACCCAAGAAGCACACCACAAAGCCAGTAATGGGACTGCCGCTTAAGCTAAGTGTCGAACGTGACGGAACGACGTATACGTATGATGACAGTCGGCTTTCTGCCAAAAGCATTGACACTCAGCGCCGAGTTGATGGCATTGAGGTTCAGCTTGAATCAATGCAGGTTTCGATCATTAGGGGGGAGGGCAGCTCCGATACAGAGTTTGCTGGATACAAAGACCCTCTTTCGGTGCCACCCGGCCAGAGGTACAGGGCCAAGTTAGAGCGTACAGATACCTCAAAAGTGTTGTTTAATGGTGCGGTAGTTACAGATGATATTGAGTACGACAAAACCGAGGATTCTTGGCTAATCACACTGATTGACGAGGCCAACAAGGAATTTTGGGCAGCACTTGAGACAACTTATTGGGGAGAAATAAAGCAGAACAACATTACTGATCGGGCCTTTTTGGCATGGAATCGATATGACTCGGATGAATCATTTTCTACGCCAGACGACCTTAACTTTGATAAAGATGACCCAGAGTTTAGGCGGACAACAGAGGTAGGCTATCAATTAAGAGATACTATTGTAGAAATATTTGAACAAATGGGTTTTAGCTACGATGTCCCAGGACAATTGTTTGCAGAGTCAGATGGAACATTTTCTGACAATGTAAACGAGGAGGACGTTTTTATCATTATCTCTCGATGGCGATTGGCTACTGTCATTCGTCAGCTTTGTTTGTATGCTGGATTTAGAGTTATCCCACAGTATACATCATTTCCGTCAACGGATATATTCGTTAAGCTAGCACCTACAACATTTGCGATTACATCAACATCTGCAGATGAAGGTTTGGCTTCAGGCGAATATAGGGTGCGGACTCGAGACCAAGAATTTGAAGCGCTAAGAATGGAGAATGAGGTTGCCGAGCCCAGTCCGGATCCCATGGATTACCAGCTACTGGATGCCGTGGAGCAAGGAAATTTTGATACATCTATAGACGAAGCCTTCCCGACATTTGCTCAGGCACCTGCCTGGGCATTGCACGGATCATCGGCATGGAAGGCTGATCCGCCATTTCGGCCAAGTAATACTCAGGCTAGAGGCGACTCAAGGACATTTCGTGAGGATGTGGAGAAGTTGAAACTCAGGATTCCACCGATTGACATTAAGAATAATCAATTCCAACAATGGGAGGGAAGGGCTTTGATTGATGGTGGTTTTTTTAACGGTTATTTGGGGTATAAGCCTGATGATGACATTCGTCCACCAGAGAGCGAAAAGGCCTATATTGTTCGTGAAGGCACTTTCGTAGATTCAAAGAATGCATATTACGCTCTATGGGGGGAGGTAGATGCAAATGTAAATGGATCAGCAAGAGCAGACCATTGGGTAAAAAGAGTGTTCAACCAGCAGCCTCAACGACGTGAGGTTCAGCGAGAATTAAGGGGACAGTTTATTGGTGTTGAATCCTATGAGGTTGGCACGCGCGATGGTCTTGAGGTTGAAGGCAGTGACTGGGTCGTTCACGAAGACAGGCGCACTATTGGGGCAGATCGACAACAACTACAACTTCGCAAGCCTGCTACAGATACAGAATTTGTGGTTCCAGAAGTAACTCCACCAGAAGGAAATACAGTTTCTGGAACCTGGAACGTGATTCGGCTTCGAGGACGTATTGTAACGATTGATCACGGGGATGGTAAGGAGGACTGGTTGCTTGCCCACTGGGAGCGAACAGCAACAGAAAACTGTCGCGAGTACGAATATACTGTCGAATACGAAGACGAAAATGGGGACAGTCAATCAATTCAAGTCTTCACAACGGCTTTTAGCTATCAACTTGCCAGTGCAGGGAATGGCGGACAATCATACAGCAATGGTCGAGATGTTACAGTTTCGCCGGTTGGAGACGGGGTTTCGGGTGTAGAGGAGACTACAACAGCCGAACGAGCATAGAAAAATGCAGCTCACTGGTCCACCACGTATTGGCGGCCTCGACGTGCCGTATCCGACCGAGCGGCGCCCGCTCGAGCAGGTCTTCGATAGGGATACCGACGTGGAGAACTACGTGAAAGGGCGAGACGGCGGGCTGCAGCGCGTTGGGCCGCGCCACTACCGAGCACAGTTTAGGTTCCGGTGGGACATGCTCGGATACGAACTTGCCCACGACATCCTCTCGGTCGTGAGCCAGCACCCGGTCGACGTTGTGCCCCGAACGAAGCGCAGCGGCGATCCGTCCTACCTTACTGAGCAAACCTACAGCTGCCGCGTCGTGGGGCCCGTCCCGAGGGCAACTCCGATCAATCGCCGCCGCCCGGATGGGACGCGCCTTGCCCGCGTAGAGCTCGAGCTGGAGGCCCTGTCGACAGTGACCGAAATCCCCGATGCTTCCACTCCGTGACTCGTGCAACTCACAGGACCTCCCAAAATCGGCGGGACGGAATGTCCGTACCCGACATCCCAGCGACCACTTGAAGCCGCGCTCCAACGGGATACCGACGCAGAGACGTACGTGAAGGCCCGATCCGGAGAGATTCGGCGCACGAGCTCAAGGAAATATCGGCCGCGCTTTCGGTTTACCTGGGAAACACTCACCTACGACAAAGCGCACGAGCTCCTGTCTGCGGTGAGCCAGCACCCGGTCACGGTAGTCCCTAGGACTCGATCGGCCGGCGACCCGACGACGCTGCCACAATTATCTTTCGAGTGCCGCATCGTCCAGAAGTACACGGCTGTAACGCCGCTCTACAGGCGTGACCCAGCCGGAAACCGACTTGCCCGGATCGAGCTTGAGCTCGAGGCCCTCAGAGCCATCAGCCGGCCGTCGGCTCCACTTGAGACAGAGCAGCCCATCCCGATCAAAACCGAAGACGGCAACATCATTTTCACTTGGTAGCCGACATTTATGCCCACTACCAGCGAGCTCAGAAACAACGACGCCCTGCCAGCAGGGGACGCGATCGAGGCGGCCGACGGGGTCCCCATGTACGACGCCTCACTGGACAAGACTGTCTCCGTGCCAGGCGACCGCTTTGCTGCCGTTGACGTGCTGGAAAGCGGATCAGAGGTGTTAGAGGACGCGAAAGCGATTGATTTTGATGGCTCACAGTTTGATGTCGCAAAAAATGGTAGTGGTGTCGAAGTTTCTATTGCCTCCACGTTTGACACAGGCGTTAATAGCTTTCAAAACCGGACTGGCGAAGTCGTTTTACAAACCGAGGACGTAGGCGATGGTCTAGCCATTGACACAACGCCTTCCCCGAACCAAATCAGAGTGCCAGACGGAGCGATAGGGGTTGCAAAGCTGTCGACGCTCACTGGCAACATCGGCTTTGATGAGTCTGGGCCTACGGAGCGAGGTGTTGAATTTTTAGAGACAACTCCGAATATACGATGGCTCCGGGCCCCTTCAAGCGGGCGAGCACTTGAGGTTGTCGACGCGAGCGCGGGGGATGATTTACTTTGGCTCGACGAAGACGGAAATCTTCGGGTGACGGGAGAGGTGGAGGCGTTCGCCGACGGGTCGGGCACGAGCCCTGATAGCCCGAACAGTGAGCTTCAAGTCCTCGATGACGGCACGTCCCTCACGATGGACGCCCAGAGCATCGACTTTCAGGGCGGGACGGTCAATCAGAACGGAGACGAGATTACCGTCGACGTCAACGCGGGGACAGATTTTCAGGCGGGCGACAATCTCGCCTTCGACACGTCCACGGACCCGAAGACCCTTGACGTGACAGGGTCCTTTTACACAGACGCAGATGCGGTAGATGCCGTCAATGCAGAGACGAGCCTGTCCGTCGACATCGGTGGAGACGCCGACACTGTCGATGGGTACGAGGGCTCCGACCTCGGCGTGCTCTCAGAGGATGAGACGGTGACGGGTCAGTGGAGCTTTACTTCTACGCTCACGATAGCCGACAACGTCCAGATCCGGGACGACAGCGGAGATCGTCGACTAGAGTGGGATCAAGGGTTTACGTCCCTCTACATCCACGACTCCGATCAGAAGGTCACCATTAACGACGACCCTAACGACAGAAATGTATTTGAGGCTACGTCTAGTAAGGTGTCTATAAGCCCAGGTGGAGTGTCAGACGGAGACGCTTACTTTAGCATTGCGGGACACAGAAACCTGTCTTTCGTGCGGCGAGGGTCGCAAGCATCGAGCGCAGCAATCAGCATCGAGTCCACCGCCAACAACACACTCCAATTTACAGACCAAAACGGCGACTTTCTTTTGCGGCTGAATGTATCGGGCGACACAGCCAATATACAGGGAGAATTGTTAATGGGAGGAACCATTGACCTTCAGTCAAACGGCAACCTCAACTCCGTAAACGACCTGAATGTATCCAGTATCTCATCCAACAACGGTAATAGTGCTATCAACGTCAATCAACCCGTCAATTTTGACACGTCGAGTGGCGGAAACGAAGGGTATGTTGTTAAGGTAGACGGGAAGGCAGACTTTTCGGACGGTTCAGTTATCGTACCAGTAGTGTAATGTCAGACACAGACACGTCCGGCAAGATTGGTATTAGAAAAGACTTCTTCATCTATTACGATGAGAACGGGGATAGGCGTGCTGTGTCTGGATTTGACGACACTAACGGCAGGTCTGATGAGACAGGCACGGTACAAATAGCTGATATAAACAACGTCTTGGCGTTCGAATGGAGCGGCGAAAATAGCAACACAAATCAATTCTATAACGGCTCCAAGCCCGGAGGA